AGTTCCACAAATTGATACAAAAGAAATTCATTGCATGGCATTGAACATATATCATGAAGCGAGAAATGAGTCTGTAGATGGACAAATCGCAGTTGCAAATGTTACAATGAATCGTGCAGAAGATTCGAGATTTCCTAGTACAATATGTGGAGTTGTTTACCAGGCTAAAATGAGTAGTTGGTGGAAAGAAAAAAGAAACAAAGAAGTACCTATTAGAAATGCTTGCCAATTTAGTTGGTATTGTGACGGTAAGAGTGATGAGGTTCATGAGATTAATGTGTACAATAAAATCTATGTAATAGCTGAAGAAGTACTTATGGGATTACATAAAGACAACACACATGGTTCAACACACTATCATGCAAACTATGTCAACCCATATTGGGCAAGTAGTCTACAAAGAGTTGCTTATGTAGATAATCATATATTTTATAGTGGATATTAAATGAACTTTATAGTTACTGGTGGCTGCGGATTTATAGGATCACATTTGGTAGAAGCCTTAGTGGTCACTGGTAACAATGTCATTGTCGTTGACGATCAACGATCTGGAAAATTTAAAATTAAAGATGATAATGTCCAGTATGTAAAACAAGAAGTTTGTAGTGTGGATATCAAAGGTAAATGTGATGGAATAATTCATTTAGCAAATACTCCAAGAATTCGTCTTGCAAACAAAAAACCACTTCTTGCATTACGCAATGGTATTGATCCCACAATTCATGTTGCTGAAATGGCAAGAAAATTCAATTGCCCCTTGTATTTTGCCTCAAGTTCTAGTACAATATACACTGATAGAACATCTAATCCTTATACACTTTCTAAAGCAGTGAGTGAAGATATTCTTAATATGTATCAAGAACTTTATGGAGTTACTTCACATATAATGTATTTTTATAATGTGTATGGACCAAGAGAAGCAAATTATGGTGAACATAGTACGGTAATACGATCATTTAAAACTGCTGTACAAACAGGAAACCCACTACGAATTTTTGGTACAGGAAAGAAGACTAGAGATTTTACTCATGTATACGATGTAGTAGATGGTATGTTAAATTTATTAATGATGGAGAAAAAACCAAAACAAACACATTTTGGTAGAGGTGATCCTTACTCCATAGAAGAAATTGCAGATGCATTTAAGCACCCTGTAGTATATGAGTTTGATAGAAAAGGAGAAGCACAAGATACCATATGTGAAAAACCTTTTATGAAATCAAACTATGATGTTATTGACTACATTAAATTTTGGAAAGAAAAGTTTAATGAAGCAAAGAAATATTTTGAAGTTAAAAATAAATTACAGGAGATAGATAAACGCAATGCCTAAAGTAGTAGATGTAAATAGCCTTTCCATGTCAGATCCATATCTGATAACAAAAGAGTTCAAGTCCTCAAATGAGTTTTCACAGCACATTGAGCGACTGGCACACAACTCGGGTAGCTTTATTGATGCTATTGTTGATTATTGTGGTGCTAAAGACATTGATGTGGAGAGTGTAAAGAAACTATTATCTCCTTCACTGAAAGAAAAAATTAAAGCAGAAGCAGAAGATTTAAACTTACTAAAAGGTGGTAACAAGACATTTAAGTTACCTATTTAATATGGTAGAACCCTTTGAAGTATATAAACTTTACCTTGCACTGAAGTTACATTTCACAAAGAAAGATTACGACATTACAAAGACTAAAGGTGCAGTCAAAGTAAAGCAAGAAACATTTCTCAAACGTAAAGACCTAACTGTTATAAGAAAGTTAGCCAGAGACTATAGTAGAAGTGAGATCATAGACTTCTTAGTAGCCAACTTTGTTAGTGGTGAAAAATGGGGTGGGTTGTTTGATGTTGAAGCCAATAGAATATACAAGCAGTGGTCTATTAGAAAATCAAAGCGGGAATATACTTTTACACAAGACGTTGATGCCTTGTTATTGGAAATGGAAAAGAATAACATAAACAATCCTTTTTATGAAAAAAGTTCTAAACACCCCTTGACTTTTAGATTATATTTTGCTAAAATGATCACAATTGAAACTCTTGTAATATTAGATAAGATTTTCAATTTCGTAGATAGCGAAACGGATGATGTTTTTATCAGTGACTTATCATTGATAGTCAAAAAGTATCGACCGTTCGTTAAGGTTACAGACAAAATGAAGTCTGTAGCACAGTCCTTAAAACTAGTATAAATAGGAGTATACTGTAAGATGGGCAAGAAACGTAATCGCACATCCCAGTGTGGTGACGAAGAAAAGCGTGTTCGTAGAGTAGAGAGCGAGGGTAAAACCAAACTTGACAAATACAAGCACTTATTATATGATGATGGATCGTATGATGATGAAGTTTATGATGAACTATGTTACCATACACACAAAATACATCGCAAATCAAGTACATAACGTAAACAGGAGAAATATATATGTCTTTTAATTCACTTTCTGACCTCCGCAATTCCCGCGGTAATTTCAACTCTTTGATGAAAGAAGTTGAAAAAATGTCCACTACTACCACAACACAATCCCGTGATGATGGTCGTGAATGGAAACCCACTGTCGATCAAGCTGGTAATGGTTATGCTGTTATCCGATTTTTGCCTGCACCAAAAGGAGAAGATTTTCCTTGGGCAAGAATTTGGAATCACGGCTTTCAAGGACCAACTGGCAAGTGGTACATCGAAAACTCTCTGACTACTCTTGGTCAACAAGATCCAGTGTCTGAGTTAAATACTGAACTTTGGAACAGTGGCGTAGACGCTGACAAAGAAACTGCACGTAAACAGAAACGTAGACTGGCTTACTATGCAAACATTGTGGTTGTAAAAGACCCCGGTAACCCTGCGAATGAAGGACAAGTATTCCTTTATAAGTTCGGTAAGAAAATCTTTGATAAGATTTCCGAAGCAATGAAACCAGAGTTTGAAGATGAGACTCCTCTTAACCCATTTGACTTCTGGGAAGGAGTAAACTTTAAATTGAAGATTCGTCAAGTTGAGGGTTACCGAAACTATGACAAGTCTGAGTTTGAAGCATCTCCAGTTCCAGTAGCAGATAACGATGAAGGTATCGAAGCTATCTGGGCAAAGCAGTATTCTCTTGCTGAGATTACTGATCCTAAAAACTTCAAATCATACGAAGCATTGCAAACTAAATTGCAACAAGTGCTTGGTGGTAAAGCTGTCCCTGCTCCAGCGGCAAGTGTAGCTGACCAAACTGGTGATGTTGAAGATGATCTGTTCGTAAAGAACAACAAAACACCCGATCCTGCCACAACTGTGGAATCAGCATCTACTGATGATGATGCATTATCCTACTTTTCGAAGTTGGCTGATGAGGACTAAATAGTTCTGTCAAGTGTTTAGAGGGGAGCCTTGCGCTCCCCTTTTTTTTCTTTAGGGTTATTATGCACGGAATAATATTTGGTGGCTTGTTAGAAGATATGGGAATGGACGCCAGTATGGTAAGCATTCGTAGATCATCTGGCGCACATAAGATTGCTACCTTTCTACGTAAACATGATTATGATATTGAGGTTGTTGATTATATTCATCGATGGTCTTTAGATCAATTAAAAGAATTCACAACAAAGAAAGTTGATAGCGAAACTCTTTTCTTTGGCTTTAGTTCTACGTTTATGATTAGTACACCAGAATTGGTTGAGTTCGTTCATTGGCTCAAAGAAAAATATCCACACATCAAACAAGTTATCGGTAGTCAGAATCAAACAATGAAAGAACTACCCTGTGATTGGTATGTATATGGGTATGGTGAGTATGCTATATTGGCTCTTATAGACCATTTCAGAGGCGGACCAGAGCCGATACACGAAGGAAATCTTATAAATGCATACACGAACTACAAGGCATTTCCTAAAGAAGACCTTTCTGTTCAGTATGAAGAACGAGATTTCATTCATGAAAGAGAGATACTATTATTAGAAATGGCGAGAGGATGTAAGTTCAAATGTTCTTTCTGTAGTTTTCCTATTCTTGGTGTGAAAGATGACCATACAACTTCAGAACAATATTTTTATGATGAGATGTTAAGAAACTATGACAAATGGGGAACTACCCACTACATGGTTCTAGATGAAACATTTAATGATTCAAGTGATAAGATTGCTAAGTACGCGGCTGCCTGTAGAAGACTTCCATTCAAACCTAAGATGACTGCTTATATTAGAGCAGACTTGATGGTATCCAGAATACAAGATTGGGATAACTTGATAGATATGGGAATCACTTCTCATTTTTATGGTGTTGAGTCTATGCACTTGCCTTCAGCGAAATCAATTGGTAAAGGAATGAATAGTGGCAGAATACAAGATGGTCTATTAGCAGTAGATTCTTATTTCAGAAAGAATGCTGGCTTTTATAAAGGACACATATCTTTGATTGCTGGCTTACCACACGAAACGTTAGATACACTTAGAGAAACAAAAGACTGGTTAGAAAAGTATTGGCAACAAAATAGTTTCCATTTAAATATATTAATGATCAAAGACTTAGATAAAAATGGTACTTCATTAAATCACAACTCTGCCATGGATAAAGATTGGGCAAAATTTGGATATGAAAGGACTACTTTCCCAGAAGAGTGTGATATAGATTGGAGTAAAAGTTTCAATCCATACTTTAAAAATCTTTATGAGTATGTGGATAATTATGAGTATTATTTAAAATGGAAAAATCCAAATCTAAGTTTGTATGATGTTACTAAATTTGCTGTTGAAGAATGGAGTCAAGCCAAACTTAAAAATGGTATTGATCCGTTTATGTATGATAAGTTCTTTATCGATCCTACTGTTAAGTGGAGCGACTTTGCTGAATTGAATCATTTAGAAAGAAGAACAGAGCATATCAATGCTCAAATAGATTCTTATATAGAAAGAAAATTAGTCTCTTGAAATAAATCTAGCAGAACCAGGACTATCAGGAGATAAAGGATCTCCTAAACTTACTGCTACATGAACATCTGGTGCTGGCGGTGGAGCACTATTACCACTTTGCTGATTAATAACTATAGGCTCTGCTGGCTGTTGTTGTAGTGCTTCTACTTCTTCTGTGTTTTGTTGTAGTGGAACAGAATCAACCGCTGGTTGTGTGGTAAGAGGTGTTACATTACTTCTGCTTTCAAGTTCTGATGTTATGAGTGCTTTATTCTCATCGCTGATATCGTCATCTTTAATAATCGCTTGTAGTTGTCCTGTAGTCGCATCACCAATCATATCAGCATTTACTTCACTATTACCAATTATGTCTTTATCAAACAGACCACTATCTTTTGCGGAGCTTAAATCTTTTTTCTGTGTTGCTCTTGCTTTTATTTCGGTTTCTACAAACTCTGTAACTTGTTTAGTTGCTTCTTCAAGAAGTTCTGGCATTCTTTCTTTTACTTTAGGATCACCTTCTGGATATTCTCCATGAACTTCATTATACGCTTCTCTTGCAATTTCATAACCAGCAACACCCAAAGTACCCACAGTACCTACACCAGGAGCAAGTGCAGTAGCGGCTAGTCCTGCACCGACCATGTCACCTTCTATAAGTTTTTTCACACCTAATACACCACCAGCAACAGTTCCTAAAAAAGGAATTGCTCTAGAAACAAGACCTGGTCCTTTTGTAGCCACAATTTTTGCAATGATAGGTCCTAAAGGAATTTTGTTTGCCACTGTACCTGCAACATTCGCAACATTTTTTGTTTTGTTTAACAAAGATTTTACTGCTGGACTAGTTGTCGTAACAGGTTTACCATCAACGCCAAGTCCCATAACATTGCTAGTTGCTTTTTTTAAAACGTCTCCAGTTTGACTGGCTAAATTCGTAACTGGTTTGCTTGTTAGTATATCTCCGCCGGCTTTAAGTGCTCCACCAGTCATCCTTGAATTGCCTACTACTTTTACTGCTTTAGTTGAATCTAGTAGATCAAAGTCTGCTGGTTGTTGTGGTGTTGCATTAACTTCACCAGCATTTGCTTCATTAGATCCAAACATCATATTTAATGCAGCCATCCCTGCCAAACCACCAAGAGCACCTTTACCTACGCTCTTTGCTTTTTGTGGTATTGCAGGCATAGAAAATCCTGCTTTTATTTCTTCTTCTGTTTTTTCTTTAGTTGTAAATGTTTCTTTTACTTCTGTATTTTTATTAATATCTTTTAGTTCTTCTTTGATGTCGATCAAAACATTTTCAATGTCTTGTAGTGAATCATTAGATGATTCTAATACATTTGCATTTACACTAGTATTTCTTCCATTGTTATTGGCAAGTCCTGGACTTGCTGTTACGTTTCCAACTTCACCAGGATTGTTCGATGCTAGGTTTGCTCTAGCCATAGAATTGAAAGGAATTACGTTGTTAGTACTGCTACCTCTTCCGGCTAACATACCTGCACCAAATGTGGCACCTGTTTTCGCTACACCACCTACACCTCTTGCAAGCGAACTTGCACCTCTTAATACTGGTGTTGCTAGTTTAGATAGTACTTGTGGTAGCATTATTGTTTCCTTTGTTTATCCGCTTTCTTTTTTAGATGATCGATTAGCATACTTACATATACTTCCCTCTCCCATGGAACCCAACTTTCGATCTCTGTTAAACTGTATTTATGCTCTTGCATTAATAGAAAGTTAGTTTTGAAGAAATTCTCCATAGTTTCATGTGAGAGGGCTAGACGAAAAAATCCAAATAGCCATTCATATAAAACGTACTGGTCTTTTCACACTCTTTGTTCTTACAAGTAAATTCAATTTCTTTTTCAAGAACTGGCATAGTAGAAAAGAACTGTTTGAATGCGCCAAACTCTTCAAGAGACAAATTTTCAATAAACTCTACTCTGTCTTCTATGGACAAATCTGAAGCCATTAGAACATCATCTTTAGTATGAATTTCTTCAATACAACTAGCAGACGCATGATAGATATCCATTTCTTGTTCTGCTTTTCCAATTTCCATTAGAACTTCTGCTGTTGGATATCCCATAACTACTGCTGTAGAATCATTAACTTGTATAGGATTGATATGATCTTCTTTCTCTTGAATATCAAAATTTCTCATATCAATTTCTTCTGGCTGAGTCTCATTACAATGTCCACATACAAAGTTTACTTCAAACTTTGGTGAGATTGATTGTGATCTAAGCTCCATAAAAATTTTCTGTAGATCAAAGATTGGTATTTCATCACCTTGAATTTCTCCAAAAGAACAATTCGTAATTACTTGTTGAATTGCTTTCACAAGATCAAGTTGATCATCTGACTGTGTTGCCATTACTAGTATTTTTTCTTCCTTTACTAGAAAAGGTCTGAACTTATACGACTTTCTTCGGGACAGTACGTCAATTTCAAAAAGTCGCTGGTCACTTTGGGGTATGCTCATTATAACTCCTAATTATTAAATATCTAATATATCATCAAACGCATTCGATAAACTGTTTTTTATTTGACTCTCAAGACTACCAAAACGTAAGTTTAGTATTTGTCCAAGAATACTTCTTCTATCACCCTTCTCATATGGTACCCATCTCTTGTATGAGAATGTTACCGTACACCGAGCCGCACCTTCACCACCAGAATGTGATATTGGTGTAAGCGATATAACTCTAGGGAAAGCCTCTTTCAAGCACCATTCGCCTATGATGCCATTAATTCTGTCAAGTGCATAGACAGTTACTTCACCTATCATGTCATTATAAAATGAAACTTCTTTAGAATATGGGTTTACACTATTCATCATCCACTTTTCAAAGTACTCTCTGACTTCCCAATCAGTATCACAGAAGAATGTAAAAGACGCTGTATCACCATAAAATTCTAGATTACTTACGCGATTCTCTGTCCAAGATCCAATCTTTACTGGATTGTATACTAATTGTAGTCCTGGAATTGCGGCTTCTTCACATAAGAGAGAAACATCTCTACTTCCAGGAAGACCTGATGGAGCTTGGATATATACAGCAAATCTATTTGCTCGGGCTAAATCATTTCGTCTAACCTTTGTAACCATATCCCGAAGATCAAATACGGGTTTAGGTTTTCTTTTTTCAACCTTTGCTGGTTCAGGAGAATTCGCATCTGGCTGATTATTTGTTGGTGATGTGTCTGTCGTCATGGTTGATAAATATCCCTTAGTATGTTTATTAACAAGAACTATTTATATGACTTATAATAAAGAATTACATCAAGGCAAGTTTATTCCTAAAAACCCCAATAAATATTCGGGTAATGTGAAGAATATTGTCTATCGATCTGGTTATGAAGTAAAATTCATGAACTGGTGTGATATGAATGATGATGTATCTGAGTGGTCTTCTGAAGAGGTTGTCATACCATATCGATCTCCATTAGACAAAAGAATACATCGTTATTATATAGATTTTTGCATCAAGATACGAAATAAGACATACCTGATAGAAGTAAAGCCAGAAAGATTTACTAGAGAACCTTCTATACCAAAAAGAAAAACAAAAAGATTTCTTAATGAAGTAGCACAGTATGCGGTAAATCAAGCGAAATGGAAATCTGCTAGAGAGTTTTGTGCCGATAGAAATTGGGAGTTTAAGATTATAACTGAAAAAGAACTAGGAATAAAATATTGACTTATTCTGAAAAAATGTATAATACGAATAAAACGCACGATAAGTTCAAAGATATTCCAAATACTTGTGTACTAGGTTGTGAGAAAATTTTCGAACGGGATTTGAGTGATCATGTTAGAAAAGCTATTGAGGTGTTACCCTTAACAGAAAACATAATCGTCACTTTTTTATACGAAGCATTACATTCTATACATTGGAATGTTGTGTTTAATCTTTTGCTTGATGTGGGTTACAAACGTATTTTGTTTATAGATGGAGGAGAAGTGCCTCCTATTTTAGTAGGAAAAGCACAATACGAAAAATTCAACAATAATATTCAGCATTTTACAGATAGATCATTACAATATTGCTACCCCGGACCAAACTTAATACCTGAACGAAAGAGAACAAAAGTTTTTATTAGTTTAGCAAGAATGGCTAGAGAAGAAAGAATATACTTCACGAATAATATATTAAACGATACAGAATTATACAATAAGGGTATAGTATCATGTGGGTGGGGAGACATAGAGCCCATGAAACTCCAGTGTATATCATTATCAGATGAAGAGATGAGTAGATTTCCTGTAACACTTGGTCATAAATCAGAAGATCAGCACAGTTACTTTGACGAGTTCTCTACTGCTATGTTCAATGTAGTACTGGAATCTTCTATCGGTATGAATACATCACGATACTATGATGGAGTATTTACAGATACAGATAGACTCTTTATAACAGAGAAAACAACTAAGGCATTCTATATGCACCAAATACCCATTATATTAGGAGCTCCAGGAATAGTACAACACCTAAGAAGCATGGGATATGATATGTTTGATGAGATTGTTAACCATGATTACGATAACGAAGATAATCTTTTCAAACGATGTGATATGATATTTGCCGAATTGAAACGACTATCTTCAATACCACTAAACCAATTAAACACGATGTTACTCACAACTTCTTTAGCCAATAGACTTGAACACAATCGATCTTTATTATCCTTACTCTTTAAAAAAGATCAAGAAGAAGAACAAAAAGTAATTTTAGATTGGATCAATAATAAGTTTTAACGAGTATAAATACTATATATGCCTAATCCATTTGAACAGATACGAGCCAATTCAAACGATCAGAAGAAAAGTTTCGACTGGTATATGAGACAGGTCCGTGAAGTATCAAAAAGTATTACATCTGCATCATCTACTCTAAATTCTGGTATAGGAGAACTTACACAGAAATTAGAAATGGGAAGTATGTATATGTTCAAGTATGATGCTAAACATAAAGATACGTTACCATACTGGGATAGTTTCCCACTGTGTTTACCTATAGAACCATCTCCTGGTGGATTTTATGGTATGAATTTACACTATCTTCCATATGGACTAAGGGCTCAATTATTAGGAAAGTTGTTAGAAACTGCT